CAAGCTAACGCACGTATTGACAGGCCGGGGCAGAAGAACGTCATGACCATCGTACACATCAGCGGTAGTGAAGTAGAACGTAGGCTGTACAAGATGCTGCGTGGCAATATTGCTAACCACAATCGCATCATTGAATTATACAAACAAGAAATCTCAACAAAGTAGTTGACATTGTCAAGAGACGGAGTATATTGAGTACTGAACAGCCCAGCCGGAGGTGGCGCATATAACACCGGCAGTGGGGGGCGTGGTCCTTTAGTTATGATTTTCAGCCGCGTTGACCCCACACTTTTTATTTGAGGGAGTTAATATGGATAATCTATCGGCAAATAAACTTACCAAGATTTATTTAAAGATACGAGATGCACGAACAGAGTTGAGCAAGAAGTTTAAAGCAGAAGACGCATTACTAGTAGAACAACTGGACATGGTTGAAAAGCAGTTGCTTGAAGCATGTAAAGAGAACGATGCAAAGAGTATTAACACAGAGGCTGGTTTAGTTATACGTGGGGTATCAACGCAGTACATGACGAACGATTGGGATTCCATGTACAAGTTTATAAAAGACAATGATGCTTTGGGTCTGCTTAAACAGTCACTGCACCAAACGAACATGAAGCAGTTTTTAGAAGAGTACCCAGATAAGTTTCCGCCGGGTATGTTAGTAGACAGTAAATATAAAATAACCGTAAGGAGAAGTAAATGAGCGAAGTCTCGATCTTTAAGAACCGTGAAGTATCCGTAGTCAAGAGTGGCCCTAGCGAACTGACCAAGTCTTTGATGGGTGCAGGTAGCTCGTCGTCGCTAAGCCGTATCTCCCCGCGTAATGGTATTTTCTTCCGCGTTGCGAAGGGTGATATTGCAGGTAAGTTGAAAGCACCATTGCGTGTCGTGCTGGTGGGTGTTGCACCTGCTAGAACACAGCGTACGTTTTACATCGAAGCATACGATCCAAACGCTAAGCCTGCGCCGCCTGACTGCGCATCGAATGACGGCATCAAGCCTGATGCAAATGTTAAAGCGCCACAAGCTAGGTCGTGCGAGTTGTGCCCACAGAACATCAAGGGTTCAGGCCAAGGTGGCACTAGAGCTTGTGCGTTCAAGCGCCGTGTTGCTGTCGTACTGCCTGATGAAGTTGATACCAATAACCACGGTCACATCTATCAGATCGAAGTTGCGTCGAAGTCTATCTTCGGTAAGGGTTCAGGCCAAGTGTTCCCACTCAATGCCTACATCGACTACATCATCGCTAATGGTGAGAATGTTGACGGCGTTATTACTGAGATCGTTTTCAACGAAGACAACAACAATCAGTCCGTGTTGTTCCGCGCTGTAGATTTTGTGACTGCACATCCTGAGTTGCAAGAAGTTGTAGCTACAGCAGTTAACTCCCCTGATATTGCTAAAGCTATTACGTTAAGCGTAGGCGCTGTGGATAAGGGCGACGCAGAAGAGTTCGCACCTGCACCCAAAGCAGTTGCGCCGAAAGCTGTAGTACATGTTGCTGATGAACCGGACGAGGAAGAAGTTGTATCCGAGCCAGTTAAGCGCGCTAGCAAGAAGCCTGAAGTGCCGACCGCACCGAAGAAAAGCCTCGCTGACGTAGTCAGTGCATGGAGCGATGACTCGGAGTAATTATGAGCTTAGGGTATAGCCAGCAATTAGTTGAAGCTAATCGACGTGCGGACAAAACCAAAAAGTCGATGGGCGTGGCATTGGGGCGCGAGTGCATTAAGGCTAGCATCCCAGTCATTACGGTGGCACAGCAGCTTGGTGTCAGCCGGACAACGCTCTACAACTGGTTCGTTGGCGCGTCCTTACCAAAGGAGCGATATGTTCATGCGATCATAGATTTCATGTCCAGTATGAAAAAGCGCCGATAAGTTTTACCGTGGATGGCAGGTTGGGGGGAGCAATCCCCCCTTTTTTACCCCTATAACTATACAAACACATGGCTAACTTTGACCTGATCGATACGGTGCTGCCCTCACAGGGTTGGTACGCAGTTATTGGCATCAAGAATAAGAGCCCGAAGCAAAAGCTTGTAGAGACTAGAGAAGAATTCGATACTGAGGTTGCCGCGCTGTTGGCGGAAGGACGCGATGTTTATTTTGGTTGCGCTAAGTTTGCAACTGGAGAGAACAGACAACAAGATAATGCTGCTTACTTTAAGGCGGTATGGATCGACATTGACTGCGGGCCTACTAAAGCAGTGCCTAACCCCAAGACCGGCAAGATTGACGGTTACATCGATCAAGCAACAGGACTGCAAGAACTGCAACGGTTTTGCAAGACCGTAGGACTGCCCAAGCCTACGATTGTTAACTCAGGGCGTGGATGGCACGTATATTGGCACTTAACAGAAGTAATTAATCGTGAGCAGTGGAACCCTTTGTCGCAGCGGCTTAAAGAGCTATGCGATATCCACGGGCTTATCGTAGACCCTAGTGTGTTCGAGGCTGCGCGGGTATTGCGCGTGCCGGGTACATTAAATTTTAAAGACGACCCAGCTAATCCAGTTGAGGTTGTAGCATCCAGCGGGTTTATCGACTACGCTGAGTTGAAGCAAACCATTGGTGCATCCGAGGCGAAGCAGTTTACCCCTCGTCGTGTTGCACCGCGTAGCGCACTCACAATGTCGCTAATGAAGAACAAGGTCGCTAAGTTTAAGACGATCATGCTAAAAAGCGCCGAAGGTAACGGCTGCAATCAGCTTGTCCACGTGTTCCAAAATCAAGAAACAGTAAGCTATGACTTATGGCGTTCGGCCTTATCCATCGCGGCGTTCTGCGAAGAGGGTGCGGCAGCAGCACATAAGATATCTGCGAAGTATCCTGACTACGACCCGTACGAAGTCGAAGCAAAGGTGCATGACCTCCAGCGTAACGGTGGGCCACATTACTGCACGACGTTTGAGAAGCTGAACCCCGGCGGTTGCGATGGCTGTGCACTCAAGGGTAAAGGCACTACACCTATTACGCTAGGCCAAGAGGTTGCACGTGATGAGCCTACGGAAGCGGGCTACCTTGTTGAAGTTGAACCAGTTGACGAGGAAGAGCCGCCAGTCGCCGTAGTGATTCCGCCTTACCCATTCCCATACTTTCGGGGCAAGACCGGTGGTATCTATCGGCAAGCTAAGGATGATGAGGATGAGGACTTGCTTATCTACGAGCACGACTTGTATGTAGTTAAGCGTATGGAAGACCCCGAGCTAGGTGAAATTGCGCTGATGCGTTTGCACATGCCGCGTGATGGGGTTAAGGAGTTTTCGGCACAGCTAGATCAGATCATCGTCAAGGAAGAGCTACGTAAGATTCTGGCGCGAAGGGGTGTCGCTGCGTACCCGAAACAAATGGAGAACCTTGCTGGCTTTGTACTAGCAAGTATTAAAGAGATGCAGTACACAAGAAAGGCGGAGCTTATGAGAACTCAATTTGGTTGGACAGATAACGACAGCAAGTTCATTGTTGGGGATAGGGAGATTACGGCAGACGGTGTGTTTTATAGCCCACCATCGAACCATACAAAGAGCATCGCCCAGCACATGACCGCAGTAGGTACGCTGGAGAAGTGGAAAGAAGTATTCAATATGTACAACCGCCCCGGACTAGAGCCAAACGCATTTGCTGCGCTGACAGGCTTTGGTGCCCCATTGTTAAAATTTATGGGTTTGAACGGAGCGATTATAAATGTGATTTTTAAGAAGTCAGGCAGCGGTAAGTCTACGACGTTGTACGTGGCGAACAGTGTCTGGGGTCACCCTGAGCGGTTGGTTGCTATCCCGAAAGATACTATGAACGCACGTATGCACAGACTTGGCGTGATGAACAATCTGCCATTTACGATGGACGAGATTACCAACATGAAGCCCGAGGAGTTTTCGGACATGGCCTATGCAATGTCGCAGGGGCGTGGTAAAGATCGGCAGAAGTCACAGGCCAATGAGCTACGACTTAACCTGACCTCATGGCAGAACTTGTCACTTGCTAGTTCCAACGCTAGCTTTTACGAGAAGCTGGGTTCGCTTAAGGACACGCCGGACGGTGAGCGTATGCGTTTCATCGAGTATGAGATTGGCTATTCCGATTCGATCTCCACGGCTGAAGGTAAGCAGATGTTCGACCACCAGCTACGCGAAAACTACGGGCACGCTGGGGATATTTATGCAGAGTATCTTGTCTGTAATCGGGATGAGGTTGTACACACATTGTTAGCACTACAGGCAAAGATCGACAAAGAGCTACGGCTTACCCAGCGGGAGCGGTTCTGGTCTGCTATCGTTGCGTGTAACCTGCTAGGTGGGTTGATTGCTAAGGACTTGGGGCTGATCGACTACGACATGGCTGCTGTTTATAAATGGGCAACGAAGATGATTCGTGAAGTCCGTGAGGATAGCGCCGCACCAATTGACGACGCATCGAACATCGTCGGTGACTTTATCAACCGGAACATGCGGAACATTCTGGTTATTAACGGTGACGTAGATATGCGCACGAAGTTATCAGCGGCACCACAGCAAGAGCCGTATGGAGATTTAGTTATCCGTTACGAGCCTGATACCAAGAAGATGTTCATTGTTGCTAAGCGTTTCCGTACCGACTGCGTGGAACGGCAGGTCAATTACAAAGACGTAATGAAGCAGTTGTCCGATAAGGGGGTCTTCGTGGGTAGTGGGGCTAAGCGCATTACGACCGGTACCAAGATCAAAGGGCCGCCAGTTCAGGTGCTGGAGTTTAACTGCAACACGCCTGAGTTCATTAGCTTAGACGATTACATTGAGCCGGAGAAAGCAGATGCGGATCGAGGGAGTAGCGTACAGGGTTAATTGGCGAGGGTTCAAACGGGGCACATCGTTCTTTGTCCCGTGCCTTAATCACATCGTTGCCGTTGACGCAATACAGCGCATTACACGGCGGCACAAGTTTGAAGTTGTTACCAAAGTTGTAATCGAAGATAGCATTAGGGGTGTACGCGTGTGGAGACTGTGATATATACTTATCTCGACGGCGCTTAGCTCCTTTGCTCCGTCATTCTCCTTCGCTGTATTTACCCCCGGGCAACCCGGGGGATTTTTTTACTTCTCTTTCATCTTCTCTATACGGTTTACAACATCCCTCGCATAAGCAGATGTCCGCTTGCCATTACCGTCCGCATAGTCTTGCTTCCACGCATTGCCCTTACCTTTATTGACATTGCCTTCACCGGAGAAGTAAGCAGTAGCAATACGCGCCGGATCATCCCCATACTTACTAGCTATATCCTTAATGTAACGCACACCTACACGCATGTTGTCCGCAGGGTCGTTAATGCGCTCGCCTTCCTTCGCATACATCTTGAATGTGCTTGGAATAATCTGCATAGGCCCACGTGCATCGTCAACACTAGTCCGCGTATCCTTACCGCCTGACGACTCTTGATTAAAGATCGCAGTAATAACAGGAGTTAGATGCGCAGCGCCTTCCTCTTCAATAGCGTTGTTAAGCCTAAACTCTGACACCTTCGCAGGTGGCGGTGAATCTACTGCGGGGTCTATGGGCTTGAACTCCATTTTAGGTTCCGACTTAGGTTCCGACTTAGGTTTAGCTGCTTCCCCTTCCAACAAACGTAAGCCGCGTTCCCGCACATCCTCAATATCCCGATATGGCCGCTCAACATACAACCCACGTTCAGACTGACGACGACGTTTCTCTCTTGCTTCTAAGGCACGCTGGATATCTTCCGAAGTAATCTTCGATTCGGAATGAGGGAACCTGTCGTTAAAGTTATCAATCTTATCCCGCACCTTGTCGTATTGTTCGTCGTTGTCGTACACCGCAGCATGGTCTAGCTGGTTGATAAGATTCTTACGCATATCTTTAATCTTCGTAAGCTGCTGGTTGATATAGAACCGATCCGACGCTTCTTGTGCAAGTCCTGTGGTTTTAAACCCAAGGCGTTGCATCATTAATTGTGGCTCAGTAAACTCACCCGCTTCTTTTACAACGTCACCGCTAGGTGTACGCGCACCTTCTTCTGCATACCGGCTGGCAGTTATAGCCCCACGGAAGAAAGCGGGGGAAAGTTTCTCCGCACCTTTCTTGTAATCACCTTTTACGAGGTCATCAATGCCCGAAGCGGCAACACTCCACGCACCCACTGCGGGGCCAAGATGCGACAATATAAAGTCTTGGTATGCGTTCTTCCACCCAGCGGATTCTTTCCCGCCTTTCAGCCAAAAATCCATTGAGATACCAGTAGCAAAGTCGTAGCCGGACGCTGCATTGAGTACGCCAGACGCAGCAATCTCACTAAGTTTCATCCCTGCAAACTTAGCTCCCCCAAAGAAGTCAGGCAAGAATATGTTTTCAAACCACTTCTTAACATTCATCTCCTCCAAGACTTCTTCTTCGTCGTCATCTTTCATCAGGTTTTTAATACCCTGCGCCACACCCATAATCACGCTATAGAACGGCAATCCCGGTACACCTGCCATCAACCCCGTAATACCCAACGTACCAAAGAACGCACGTGCCGAAGCACGACGGGTCATACCATCCATAGGCTTAATCATTTGCGCAAAGTTACGCACTAAGTAAACAGTGGCAAACAACGGAAACTTTAAAAACTGCGTAACTACCCGCGCTGGCGCTGAACGCATTGTGCGTGGTGCATTCCATGTGGAGTAATCGAACAACGACTCGTTCGTTATATCTACTGCGGAGTTAATCGCCTCATCAAATGATTTACCCGCCTTACGAGCTAAACGAAACGCCGTCATGAACGCAACTTCTTTGGACAACCGTTCAGCGTTGTGGAACAAGAACCCCATTGCCTGTACAGCGTTTGCCGTGTACGGGTTGTAATCTGCCGAAGGTTGACCTTTACGCATAAACAGATCGTTGGTCTGGGTGTTTGTGCTAATACCACGGTCAATCATTTCTTGTGCAGCACGACGTAGCTCAGGGTTGTTGCGCACTTCCGCAGATGCCGCAAGAGATGGCAAAGTTAATTTTGTGTTCCCCGCACGGTCTACTTTGGTCACACCAATTTGTTGATGGGCAGCAGTCATAAACCGCGTCATCTCTGCACCAACTGCACCCCAACCATAGTATTTAGCTAGCGTAGGCGCAGTAAAGTTAGCCAAGCTGAACATCTGGTTAGCAGCGGACTTAGCAGAAGTAAGCAGCCATACAAACGCAAACTTGTTAGAAAAACGGGCAAACTTATCCCCGAAGGTATCGGTAATGTCTGGGCTTACTTCCGCTTTAGCGCGTATACGAACCTCATCAACCAACATACCAAGCTTAGCTTTGTCGGGGTTACCCTTAAGCGACTCGTCTGCGGCGTCTATCCCATTCATAATGTCAGGGCCGTACTTGATACGCGCAAGTTGGTTTGCGAACCGTGTACCGGAATTAATAAAATTACGCAACGCATCACCGCTAAAGCCCGCAGTTCCCTTACGTGTGATGAACTGTTTGCGGAAGCTAGCTTCTGGTAACGTCGCTAGGTGTAGCTGGAATATCTCGTTTTTGATATCGCCACGAGTTTCATCGGTAAGGTTAGTGGTGCTGTCAACGAGCGAGAACAAGTTCTTCAGGATTGGGCTAGACGCCATCGCTTTATCGCGTAGCTTGTCTAGACTGTTGCCAACATCGGCATCCATGTCTGTAATCATTTGCTCAAACGTACGCTTGTCGCCTGACGCATTAAGTTCTTTAACCCGTGCTTCCACGTAAGCATCACGTAAGCCAGCGGTTTCAAACATCTGAAACTCGGCGTTCTTACCCTTACCAAAGCTTACGTAGTAATCACCGTAGCGCATCAGCGGGAAGTACGGAGAGACTTTAGCCCCTGCCTCATAGGTTGCACGAACAGCAGCGGCGAGCTTACCTTTGTCCGAAGTAGGATCATCAACGCTACCCTCAGCAGAGGACATCTCAACCCGCTTGTTCAGCAGTCCACGATACAAGTCGTAGTTGTTCTTGTAGAAGTCACGGACAGACGTGTAGACTTTCTTAGCCTCCGGCGTCAACGCTTTCCACATCGCATTGAGCTTGTCGTTGGACTTGTTAGTTGCAGGATCTACTTGGATGTCTGTTGCCATGTGCATGACATCGGCTAACTTACTACTTTCTTTTGCCCCCAACTTAATCCAAGGCGTAGCTGTTTCTTGCACTACATTTAACTTCTTAGTGCGGAACTGTGCCATTTTCTGCACGCCAGCATTTACATCTTTTAACCCGCCGATACCCATGTCGGTGCCGGTGGATATTAAGACCTCCGTTGGCATATTAGCCAGATAGGCTTTATATGCGGGGGTAGCCATGTTGCGGTAGTTCAGCTTGAGGTAGTCGCCCCACAGCTTAGGGTCACGCGCAACATTTGTCAATGAGCTTAACTGCTCCACAGTTTCCGAAGCTGTCTTGGTTTTTGCCAGCTTATCCAGAGCGCGATACGTCTCCTTCTCTTGGTTCTTCGCGGCGCTGACTAAGGATTGGTTCTCCTTGATAAGCATCTGCGCAACGGCAGCGGAACTAGGGGTAGGTGCGACACTGATATCCTGCGAGATGAGGATCAAATCCTTCATGCCTGAACGTAGGCTAGGGTCAATCCGCAACAGCTTCATTATGATGTCAACAAACAACGTGAAGCCAGAAGACTTAGCGTTGGTGCCCGGCACATCGTTAGTTAAGAACGACTGCATCGCAGGCGAGGTCATGCCATAGGCATAAAACTCTTTGACGTTTGTAAACGCACTGCCGAAGTCTAGGCTCTTTAGCTCAGGCGTAAGTTCCCCTGCTGCTTCTTTAGCGTCGTACACTTCTTTGGCACGTCCCATCAAGTCGTTCAACTGCGCAACTGCATCTGCTAAGCTAGGGTCAACCTTCTCCCCATACTTTTCTGCGAGTAATGCGTAATTGATCTTCTGATTGCCAGCGGCGTGGAAGGCTTCATGCAGTACAGTTCCCGCGTTGTTCCCGCGTTGTCCCTCGCCGTAGCTGTCGCCCCTTACGTATACGCTAGCTGAACCATCAGGGTGCAGCATGTACAGCCCCCGTGCGTCCTTGTCCAAAGCCTTCTTAGCCTGTGAAGCGCGGTCTTGCTTCTGCACAACTGCAAAGTCAACTTCCTTAATCCCACCGATGTTGGACTTGTCTAGCAAGTGCGCCGCAAGCTGTTGCTCTACGTTGTTACCCGTGCGAATAATATGGGCTAAGGCATCTTGCAGGTTGTCAAACTTATCGTAAGCTGGGTCGGCAACACGGGTTATCGTACCGCGAGATTCACTCTCTTCGGCAGGTGGTTCTTCCGTCGCTTTTATAGCAGCGTCAATTTGCTTATCAGTCAGCCCCTCAGCTTTGAGCGTATCCCGAATAGTAACGGAAGGGATTTCTTTTTCTACCGGAGGATTTAAGTACTCTTCGTATTCCGCTTCGGTCATCGAAGTAGCTGCGCGAAGATCGGCAGCAGGGGCCCAATACATACCAGCAGGGAGTTCTTTTTCTGCTACCCCAGCTTTAGGTCTGCCTTTTGCCGGGGCCGCTTCACCTTTACGGAACCGTTCTAGCTGGCGTGGAGTCAGCGTAGCAGGAGGCTTTGTTGGGAGCTTAGCTAATTCTGCACCTTCGTGCAAAGCTTTGGCGCGTGCGGCTTCAGCAGGTTTTAGCCCACGGATATAAGACTTAGCCGTAATATAGCCCGCCTGTGGGCTCTTCACTAACGACAGCTTGTGTAACTCTTTACGTAGCTTTTCAAGATTCTGTATCCGCGCTGCTTCAGCGTAGTCGTACTCGCGTTCCGTTGGAAACTGCCCTGTAGGCTGTTGGTATTTTTTAGCCGCAGTAACAAGCGCCGTCACATCGCGGTTAAACTTATTAATTGCACCGGTCTGAGCTTTACGATCTTCTGGAGTCTTGGCAATTTCAGACTTAGGTCGTCCAGCACCGGGCGCACGTTGCCGTGCCGTTCCCGCTTTAGTCATTGCAGCTTCTGATGCTTTGACTTGCGCAATCGCTGGTGGCTCTACTTCAAGTTCTTCACGCCGTGCAGCTTCTAGCTCAAGCGGAGCAGGTTCAGTTACTGCGGGTGCTTCTGCACGTTCAACAGCGTTTCTTATCCGGCGGATAGTCTCTTCAGGTTTAGCACTCTTGCTTACATCCAGCCCAATATCTCTTGCGACGTTATTTAACTTAGCTGGGTTAAGGGGCACGCCGCCTTTGTCGATAGCAGTGAGTAAGTCTTTTGCTGTATTAATTTCTGGCGTTGTAGTTACTGCGGGTGCGGCTGCGGGTGCTTCTGGTCTTTCTTCTTTTGCTTCGACGGCTTGAGGGGCTTCAGCGACACGTGGAATCTCCGTAGGAATAGCGGCTCTAGGCTGCACAGGTTTAGCGCCGAACGGATGCCCGCGTTCAGCAAGGTCATTAAATCGCTCGAACACAGATTCGGTATGCTCATCAGGCGGTAAGCCTTCAGCAAGTTTGTTCTGCATCCACTGCTCACCCACAGCCCAGCCCACATCGGCATAAGGATCACGGTTAAGTGCAGTTTGAATCTGCCCCGCTACTTGATCGACTGCTGTTATTGCAGCAGGCTTAGGCTCTTCTCGTACATCAAAACGTCCAGCCAGTGACTCAGCAGAAGCCAATCCTCGATCAATAGCTGATGAAACTCCTCCGGGGGCTCCTTCTGTTCCGCTAGGCACTTCATAGCCGTACTGATCTGCGATAGGCTCAGTGACGTAAGATGGTGGCTCGGGAATAACATCGGGTGCCTCCGCTTGTAGTTGTGCGCGCTCTGCTGCGCCTGTGGTATCGGCAGCGGCTACTTGTTGCATAGTCGCACGACGTTCATCAGCAATGGTCTGTGCAGCTAACATCTCCGCATCGTCAGCCATTTCGCCCTGAGCTTCAAACGCATCGGCAAGCTGTCTAAAACGTACGTCTTCTGGTACGGCTGGCGGTGGCGCAACTGCTTCGGGCACAGGAGGTTCTACTTCAATCTCTGGCGTCCGTGCAGCTATCATCGCGGCTAAAGGCTCTGCGGGTGCAGGAGGTTCCGCTTCAAGTTCCGGTGCACGTGCAGCTTCCAACGCCGATAAAGGCACAGCAGGTGGTGCCGTTGTTTCAAGGTCTACATTACGCGCAGCTTCCATCGCGGCCAAAGGACCAGACGGCACAATTGCTTCTGGCGGGGCTTCAGCTAGGGGCTCAAAAGTAAACGTAGGTTCTACACGTTCAGACGGTGCAGCTTCTGCTAAAGGCTCAAAAGTAAACGTAGGCTCTACACGTGTAGGCGTAACAGCGGCGGCGGGTGTAACAGGAGCGGCGGCAGCGGCGGGTTTTGGTGCTAGTGTGGGTTCAACTTTAGCTGGTGGTACAGCGCGCGTTTTTTCCGGCCCTTTAGCAACTTGTACGGCACTTGTACCCGCTTGAACCCCCCCGCCAACCAACGCCCCTACAGACGCAGCTTGCGCAATTCGTTTAGCATTTTTAGTACTAAGTACGTCACCCGTATCTTCGTTAAGTATTAACCGACTCGCCGCAATAACTTGGGTTCCTTCTTGAATACCTTCTGCAAGTCCTTCTTCCCCTGCTTGTTTAGCTATTTTTTTAACCGCTTCTTTAGCAATTGCCGCCCGAGCTTGCTCTTTAACAACCGCAGTTAAAGGGCGTCTAATTAATGCAGCGGCAGGGCCTAACACCCTATCAACCGCGCCTGATAATAACGCAGTGGTTAGGGTAACGTCGCCAGATTCTTGTACATACTTAGTTACAGCATCAGCGCGCTTCTGCGGGTCGGTTTCCCCCTTCGTCTGTTCAAGTATATAGTTGATGCGAGTATTAGTACCCCCACCCAGTTCCATACCAGTTCCCACCGCAAACACACCCGCTCCGCCAGTTGTAACCGCTGCGGCAATAATAGGTACAAGCTGAACGGCTCCAGCGCCAAAGTTAAACGCTGCCCAATCCCCAAAATCTTTTAACCCTGCAATTTCAGTTACGTCTTCTGTGCGACCTTTGTTCTTTTTATTTTCTTCCTGATATTGCTGAAGCGTTTTTATTGTGGCGTTAACAAATTCTTTACGGTCTTGTACTTCTTTGACCGCACGATCCCGCAGGTCCATACGCCCTTTCGGGTCGGATAGATAACGGTTAAGTGCGCGGCGCGTAAGGAAGTCGTCAGGTGCAACTTTAATTTTGTTTAGCTCGCCCTTGTCCACCTTATCGTACATGTCCAACATACGCAGGTTATTGGCAACTTGCGCTACATCTTTAGAAGCACTTAGCCCTTCCCATATAGATTTCAGGCCAATAATCCCAGACTTAACCCCTTTAGTTACCTGAGAGTCAGAGTTTGGCTCTGTTTTAGCAACCACAGGCTTAGCAGCTACAGGCGTAGGCTTAGCAGCAACGGTAGGAGCGGCGGCAACAGGTTTAGCAGGAGCTCCCGCTTCGAGAGGTACAAACGTCAGGGCGGCGGGCTCTTGGTCTAATTCTTCTAGCGGAACAAAGTTCATTTTTGGGCGTATCCAATAAGGTTTCCTTCGCTGTTCAGAACTTCCCAGCCCTTGTCAGTCTGTTTACCAATACTGGCCCCCGGAGGAGCTTTGTTTATTTTACTTATATCAGGCTTATCATCGGCAGCAGGGGCAGCAGGTTTAGCAGCGGCAGCAGGGGCAGCAGGTTTAGCATCGGCAGGTGGATTGAACCGTGATGTTACCGCGTCCCTAATAGCTTTTTCTGCGGCCTTAGTTGCGCTACCTTCATCGCCGGGGTTTTTTCCTGCGGCTTTATCCGCAGCTCTAGCGGCTTTAAGTGCATCACGGTTGGGTCTTGTATCCATTTCCGTTGCGACGGCAGCGTCAATCTTAGCCTGTTTACCCGCCCCTGCCGCAGTTGTGGCCGCCTCTGCTTGTTGCGCACGGATATCGTACTGCTTACTTTCTTGCAGGTATTGGCTTGACGCTTTAGCCATCGTAGCCGCGCCCGGTTTTTCGCCATTAGCAATAAGGGCGTCGTAGTTAATCGCCACACCGTTCATATAGTCAGTGCGTTTATCAACTTCCATACGCTTCAACTCTTTTTCCAGTATGCCTTTAGCAGCGGCACGGGTTTCTTCAGATTGCATCTGTGCCATAGTTCTAGCCATTGCTGCATTTGCCGTAATAGCATCTCTAGCCGCCGCAGCTTTTGCACCAAACTCAGTTGCTCCGCGTGCTTCTTGCATCTCTGTTACGGTTTTGCTTATGTTAAACAGATTCTCGCCAGCCCTAATTTGCTCGGCTTGCGCGTCTTTAAAGCTACCGCTCTTCTCAAGGTAGATTGACTTGTTCAGATCAGTGATGACGGCGTCTGCCTCAGCGAGTAAGCGTTTACGTTCTTTCTTGTCCAAGTTTGTATTAGCAATGTACTCCCTACCAGCCTTAGCAGCGGCAACCATCGTAGGGCCGGGGGTTGAGCCCCATGTCATCAGAAACTCAGTAAAGCGATTCATTGCTTCTTCTTTAGCTTCTCCTTGGAGATCAGTCTTCCGCTTTTCTTGCTTTTCGATTGCGTCTTGCAGGAACTGTGGATCGATGCCAAACTTTTTCTTTAGCTCGTTTTGTTCTTGCAAACGTTGTTCTAGGGGTTTGTCAGCTTCTGCTTGGCGAGCAGTCCTTAACTTTTCTAATTCTAATGCCCCCGTGCTAGCTTTCAACTCTGGCATCCCCGCAATACCACCAGCCGTCGGCGCAGGAGGGGCAGGAGGGGCAGGAGGGGCAACGGCAACAGGAGGAGCTTCGGCAACGGCGGCAGGAGCAGCAAGAGCGGCGGCAGGAGCGACGACATCAGCAGGAGCGCCATCACTTAGTTTTTCTCTAAGCCCAGCAAGAATGCCTGCCATCTGGGTTTCCCCGGTTCCGGGTTTTTCTGCTGTATCTCTTTCCGCTTCGTCTTTAAGTCGCTCTACTTCTTTATCGTGTACTGTCGTACCTTCTTTGAACGCAATGATGCCGCCCGCAGCCATAGCGCTGTTCCGAGCTTGCTTTCTAAAGTCTGCTTCTGCTTTCAGGTAACTCTTAGTCTCGTTGTCAGTTGCAGCGTCACTGAGCTTCTGGCCGATCTGCTGGTCACCCATCTTCTTAGCAATGTACGGCATCTCGTCAGGATTAACCCCTGTGGCAATACCACCAGCCGCCATCGACTTAACCGAACCGCCTTCCATGAAGCCATACTGTTTGGCTTGGTTAGCTAGCTGCATCCCTGTACCCATAGAGCCAGCGAACTGCGAAGCCGCTGAGGGTTGTGCAGCATAGGAACTTGTTGTACTGGCTTGCATAGGCAGACCGCGCAGCATGTTCGACATCACACCCAACTGCATCAGTGGGTACTGCTGTTGCGTCGCATAGTTCTGCATCGCTTGGTTGATGCGTGCTTGTTCCAACGCTTGCTGCTGAGCACCGGCTTGGGCTTGTGCCCCAAGGATTCCCGTCTGTTGACCGTATTGCTGTTGCCCCAGTGCACCTAACTGCGCTGCCATAGCCCCAGATTGCTGAACACCTTGCATACCAAGGCCAGCACCGTACTGCTTGGACTGCTCCGCCATCTGTTGAGCTTGTTGCGTGCGTTGCTGCTCGGCGTTGAACTGAGCTTGGGCTTGCTGATACGCAGCTTGCGAACCCTGTGCTTGGATGTCACCCTTTTGTTGAGCGAGGTTCCGCGCTGCTTCTGCTTCCATGATTGCTTGGCGGGAACCACCAAACGCCCCTGCGCCCGCAGCTTGTGCGCCACGTTGAGTACCAGCAATGTCGGCTTGACGTTGAGCTTCGCGTGTCTGGATGTCTACGACGTTTTGCATGTACGGCGACATATAGCTAGCAGCAGTACCGGCACCAGTAAAAGAACTTGTATCAAACGTACCTGTGTCGTACTGTCCTGCACCTAGAGCCCGTCCTGCGAGGTTAGCCGTCATCTGACTAGCTGCACCTGTTTGCCCCGGTACCGCCATATTAGCTATACCGCTTTGAGCCTGCTGTTGCAACGGCGAGAACCCAGCCACTGCCGCCTTAGCTTGATCTTGCGCAGTATTAAGGATGTTGCCTTGGTCATCAATTGCAGCGCCGTAGGGGGCAAAAGGCCGGAAACCCGTAACCTGCCCACCTTCGTCGATATTAAACAGTTGCTTCTGCGTTGCACCCAGCATCGTTTCTGCATAGGGTTGCAAGTACTCAGGGATGTTAGACGTGTAGCTGGTACTTTGCCCGCCACCACCGCCGCCGGGGTAAACGCGTGAACCATCACGACTATAGCCATTGAACTTATTGCGTATCAGCATATTTTTACCCCTACGATTCGATATTTTTCTTCAAGGCCGTACCTAGTCCACAACCGCGCAATTGCTTCACGTGCTGCGCCTTCTAAGTACGTCGCCCCGAAATTGTTAAGCAACTGTTTAAACTGTGTAAATGTTTCTTTGCTCGATATTAACTTGCCGCCCATCGCAACAACAAACGCTACACGGTCTGAAGGACGGTTAAAAAAGTTAATCACCGCCGCACCTTGCACACCATCTTCGTCTACTGCAACCACCAACATCCACTGCCCTGTAGCTACATAAACCTTAACTTGGTCTAATGTGTAATCAGTTTGGTAGCCCAAGGCGCTCTGTAAATGCGCCTCCACTAAGGGCCATGTCTGATTAACAAACTCTGTAGCTACATGCTGTATTTTCATTTAGGCATATGTTTGCGTGGGTCGACTTGTTTACCTTGTTTTGAGTTGCCGGTACGTGCCTTGCGGATACGGCTCATCATAGCGTAAAGTTGCTTAGCGCCGGCTTCTGTAGAGCCATTACCCAAGTGCGATACCACGTCCGCAGGGATAACAAACTCGCCGTCAGCCAACCGAGCAGGTTGCCGCTTACCAATCATCGCAGGGATGTGGTCACTCATGCCATCGCCCGGACCTTTGAGTAAGTGCCCACCGTCAGAGTAGCCGCCCAGATTCTGCGTAATACCGCCCTGTGCCATGTTAGCAAGGTTGACGTTGGTCTTAGGCATTTCAGTAACAGGCACTTTGTTTCTCTTGCCCAGCTTACCAAGACGCACTTGTGCCGCTGAATACGGGTCAAGTAAACGTGTGTCTACGTCATCATCGACGTTAATGCCCATCTCGTTCATGCGTTTTTGGTACGCAATCAAGTCTTCCAAGTCAGCTTGGCTTTGCTCTTCCGTTTTAATTCCTTGTAGCTTGGCGTACCTAGCTTGCAGAGCAGAGTCCTTATCTTCCGCGCTACCACCCGCTGCCATACCTTCTTCGCCCTTTGTAGCCATCGCTGCATATTGAGCCGCAGTTGTTGGTTTAGCTGCTTCATACGCGGCACTAGCGGTACCAATTTCTTTTAACGTAGGCGCATGCCCAAGTTGGGACTGAATAGCCTCGTAAGATAGCGTAGTAGGCGTGCCGATACCCGGGGTAAGCGGCGTTCTTGTGTAATCCACGTATTCAGGCACATACACAGTTCTACGCATAGCTTCCATTGCGTCTTCGCGGGATATCCCGCTAGCTATCCCGCCGCCTGTCCCGCCTTCTGTAACCGCTAACTCTTCCGCTGTAGCTGGTGTAGTAGTCGTAGGCTTCGTAGTAGGCTTCGTGGTAGTCGTAATACCTTGGTTAAACTCTGTTTCCGCAACGGAAGGCGTGCTAGTGCCCGGAGTTACACCCGCAATAATGGCAGCTTTTTTAGCGTCAGGCGTATTCGCAACGGAAGACTGCTGGTACCAAGGAATCGCCGCGCCCGAAGCATCGGTGTAGTTCATGGCACTAAACGGCGTGTTTGCCGGGTCAAAAGTTTTTGGCTTTGCAGCGTCAATTTCAGCTTGCGACTTTACCGCTACCCCCGGAGTTACCCCTGCAATTACGGCAGCTTTTTTAGCGTCAGGTAAATTTACGTTGGCAGTTTGCTGATACCAAGGAATCGGTGTGCCCTTAACATCGGTGTAGTTCATGGCGCTAAAGCCAGACGGAGCCGTGTCAGCCTGCGCTGCCATCAACGGATTAGTTTGCGCTGCCATCAACGGATTACTAGCCGCAACTTGTTTAGCCGCAGCCGCCGCAACGGGAGACACAGTAGTAGCTGGAGCAGCCGTTGTAGTAGCTGCTTTAGGAACATTAACTGTAGCTACGGGCGCGGTCGAGGGGGCAACGGTTAATTGACTCGCAGCAACAGCCGTACTCATTTCTTTCGCGGTTGGGGGGCGACCTAATTGACTTGTTAACTGAGCCTGTTTTTCGCCGTAGGTAGTACCACCTGTTGCATATCCCGCAATACCGCCTTGGGCAAAGCGTTCTATATCATCTTCATAGTCCGGCTGTTCCGCATCGCTAGCAATACCACCAACAGCGAGGCCACGGCTATACACACCGCTTGGTGCAGAAGGTGCAAGAGTTGGCTGGAAGTTAGGCGATAAACCATAGCCGGGTTTAAACGCACGGCGTTTTGGGCCTTGCTGTCCTTGCATATACGAAACTGCCTGCATGCCCAATGACAACGCCGGAGCATTTTTTGTCATGAACTTCATGGCTTTTTCAATACCGGTACCTAACGAGTCAAGCCCACCTGCACCGGCTTCTAGCGTACCGCCTTGGGGGACGGGGTAATTAATACCTGTACCACCTTGCAGTGCCTGCGTCTCCTTTTGGCTTAAATTCTGAAGACTGCCCGCATCCGATGAAAACGGCTGTGTCCCCGTGTTGCCAATGTATTTATTTGCGGGCAGTGTTGGGTCAGAGAAAATACCTTGGTTCATCCCATCTGGCGGCATTATATTTGCAGGAGGCTGCATAACAGTAGGTGCTATTTCCCCCGCAACTTCGAGCTGTTGTGGCCCAGCCTGCATTGACTGCAAAATGCCTTCCGAACCGGGGATAGTCCCAGTGGAAGAAGGAACACCAGCCGTAATCATAGGTATCGTATTCGCAGCGGTTTCGGCAACAGGTACTGTTGTAGCCCCGGGGAATTGCCCAGCTTGCATCGCCCCACTAATCGTTTCAAACATCGAAGGCGCAGCGGTAGTAGCAGCAGTGGTAGCGGCGGTAGCGGCAGCGGCGGCGGCGGCAGCTTCGGCAGCGGCAACGGCAGCGGCAGTACTAGACGCAATACCCGCCCCCTCAGCCATTGTTGCGAGGGATGCTATAGTCGCAGGGTCAAAATAGAGCCGAACTCCGTCGCGGGAGTAACCGTTAAATTTATTTGGGATCATCATAAGTAGTTACTCCTGTTGCATTTAAGCCAGATTTTACCGTTTTTTTCATTTACTTTGACAAATCCTAGTCGTTCACAAAACCTTAGCCCTGCTTTGTTATCCGCGTTGACCAAAGTTATTGCACAACCGTGCTTATCAATTAGTTCATTTAGTGTTTTTTTGATGTGGGGCTTAATTGAAGCCCGAGGCTTGCGCCCATACCCCACATGTAATTCGTTACCCTTGGTTAGCACTCCACCAATTACTTCCCCCTGCTCAACTAGCGGGGTTACATCCCAGCTTTTCAATGCGTTAATAAACGCGTCCCGCTCGTAAGGCACCCGGTCTTTGACCGACTCATACACCATAACCAGTGCTTGTTCTTCTGGCGTCACGGCTTATTGTGTTAAGTCGTACAGACCAATCATTCCCCACGAATCGCCAGTGGGTGTAGCATCTAGCGTTCTGATTGCCAGTGTAAAAACGTCGCTTACCCCCGCAATACTAGCGCCTAGCTGTAAATCCCAGTTGTACCCCGGCTGTACTTCCCCGGCAGAGCGGCTCTGGCTAGTAGAAGACACATACTCATGCGTCATGACTTCACCACCTGTTAACGCTGTGGCTGTTTGGTCGTACTCTACATTAGAGTCGGTAATAACAGGTACATAAGAAGCCCCTGTTAGGGTAGCGTTTTTAAGTAAAACAACTTCGTAATACTGAGTAACGGTAGGCATAACTTGCGCCCTACTGACTAGTACCACCGCCCCTTCCCGCCCCGGAGCAAGACGTACTGATATAAGCGGGACAAAGGTAGTACTAAACCCTGTACGCTTAGTTGTTCTCGACGCTACGTGCTCACTGGATGTCTGCTCATACCCGCCCATACTAATAACGGAAGAGCAAATCTGTTTCATTGCCGACGTAGACGCAGTAGCCGCCGTATTGGTAATCTCGTACCGTACCGGCAGAATAGCCGTGGTCATATACACAGCAGTTTGAATATTGTCGTTATGGAAGATGTGGCAAATCTGTGGCTGGCCGTCTACAAAAAATCCGCACCGGACATCACCCGTACCGAGCCACTCAAAGTCCATATACAGAATTTGGTTTTTGGTCAAATCAAGTACACGACCGCTTGGCCCAGTACCATCCATCGGGTCTACATTCCACTCAGCTTGGTTTACTGTGCGAATATCGCTAGGTGTGCCGGGAGTAGGAAGCGAACTAGACCGTAAAACAAAAGATATGGTGGAATCATTCTGCTGTAAAAATGTACCATTCTGTGTATTAAAATACCCAACCCGTTGGCGTAGTCCCATCTTAGGACTGCCCATTACAAACGTAGCAAGGAACGTCAAACCTTTACCGGGCTGATATGGGAAGCTACGAAACGTCTGCCGTACAACTTCTGAGCCATTAGCTGCGGTGACGCTCATCTGCACTGACGACTCATTAGGCAAGTACGTAATAGTACCGCCTGTAGTTAGGCTTGTATCGAACTGATTATCCGCAGCGAACCGGTTCTGACTATCAAACAGTGTGTATGGTGTAGTTGTAACCAAACGCCCAAACGCATCTAAGGCATTGTCAGGGAACGTAATCGGCAAAGAGGAAGAACTAGCCATAAGCTGACCTACTAAGTTATCTAGCTGATTAAAATACAACCGCAGAATGCTGTTTAACTGATCGTGATACTCCCTGTTGTACGCCAGTGGGGCGTAGGGTAGCGCAGGGGCTCTTGTCCTAGTGAGGTCAAATACTTCAGTTGTAACGATCTGAGTGCTCATCTTCTACCGTCTGGTCTAAGGTCGATTCGCGGAGAGCCCATCTGCCACTGCGTTCCTAGCTGGTTGGATGAAATACGCATCGCCATCTGCCGCCCTCGAACACGAATATAAATCTGCCCGTTGTATGTGTCTAAATCTACGGGGTATGTTTGAGTAGCTGTAACCGCTTCCGCAGCATCGAAGTTTACACCGCCAACCGATTTGGGGTCGTTATATCCAGAACCAGAGTTCTTCAATGGCAGCAACTGCATCGTCAAGCTAGGTATAGTGTCGCCACTCGACCCACGGAACGTCAAATCAGGCAGTAAGCGCCATGCAAACGCGAAGTTATGTCCGTCACCAATATCGAACTGCGAAGTCGTAATAGTCGCCACAATTGGTAATGGGGCCTCTAACATACCATCATCCACACCTAGTTCATGGTTCACAATGTTGTTGGCGTAAGTAGCAGCAAGTGGGTATTCCCGTAAGCCTGTATCTAGCCATGCGCTTCGCGCCATCGTGCCGTAGTACCAGATATCTTCTGCGTAGTTGTACACCACGTAGCGGTCAACCGTAAACGAATTGGTGGAGCAGTAGAAGAACCAGACCTCGTTAAAGCCTTCGTTCGTACTGGCAAACACTTGGCTGAACTGCGAGATATTGATGTCGCTGTAGATGAACTGGCGCAAGTCGCAACGCAGAGTCTTCACCGTACCATCGTACATGTAGAACTTATCCACACCCATCCAGTAGGTGACGCCAGACGCCAGAGCCGCCGCATTAGGGCCAGCGATAGACACATTGTCACCGAGAAGCTGTGTGCTCCAGATAAACGGAGGGCCTAAGTATTGCAGCGAATACAACGTGGAATCTGTCCAAACTAGAATCTCTTGCCGACTCTGAAGCACCGACACGATGGTAGAGCCATGCGACAGACGCACGCTACCGGCTTGGTTAGTAATCGCTGGAGTCCATTGGGTTACGGATTCTTGGTCTGACCAGCGGATAAGCATCGGGTCGAACACCGTACTGTAGATGTCGTTAGTGCCGAATGCAAGCACGAACCTAGAAGCATCAGAGACGATAAAGGTGTTCACAGCCAGCGGCACGTTACTCGCCCCGGCCAAGGTCTGAACCGCTTTACCCCGATTAGTTAGCCCGTCAGCTATAGGTTGCCAGTAATATAGAGCGCCGCCACGAGGTGCATAGATCAGATTTTCGCCGAAGTTAGAGGCAGTCCAAAGGCGGATGTTCGCACTTAATGGATCACCAATACCCCACGTACCCATACCCCATTCGCCGATACCCCAGCCTTCAGTCGGCACTTGGATTGCTGAGCCCACTGGAATTTGATACTGAACATAGACCGTACCGCCGCCTGTAGCTACAGAAACTGCGGGGACTGCGGAAGTAATATAGTAGTTATCTACGTCAACGATGGAAGTTACCGTATATTCGCCGACGATTGTGACGCCACCTACAGCAGAGGCATTGGAGAAAGTAACAAAGTCCCCTACCGACACCCCGTTAGCTACGTCAGTAACTAAGACTAAATTCGGGTTAGTCAGGTTCGTTGTGAACGGATTAATGAGCGTCTGGGTGTAGTTAAAGTACGTAAAAGCAACCGTACCGCCACCCGTTACCGCCGACGTAGCCGCCGTAGTTACCACAATTGTGAACGTGCCAGAGGTAGGCACTGTAGCTACAACGTGGCGCGTATTTAGTTCCGCCGCTGGAATACCGCCTACTGCCGAAGCGCCTGAGAAAAATACGATGTCCCCGGGGTATAAACCATGTGCAGCACTAGCTACTTCCACCGAAGTCGGCGTGGTTAGATTAGTTGTAAACGGGTTGGTTAGTGTACCTGTGGTGTCAACGCTACGAAGCGGTGTAATGTCGTAATAAGTACCGCCATTCTCAACGTAATACTTTAAGTTAGTGCCAACCCCGAGGAAGTTACGACCAAGCAAAGTGATCCAGTTCCACAACGAGCGGCACACACCCAAGAACGTAGCACCTGAAATCCGTTGCCAACCACCAATCTTTTCAGGCGTACCTTGGCGAAAGCGAATTTTATCGGACTCGTAATAACCCCCTTCGTTGGTGTACCGCGTGTTCTCGCGGTTTACCCCGCTTTTCAGCACAAGTTTTTGTAATGGCATTTTTTACCCGTTTAGGTACATTGCACGTTCATCTTTACGGCGGGTTTCCAAGCCCTTCTGGACTATACCACCCGCCATTCTGTATAGCAGAAAAGCATCACTAGCGCCACCAAAATCGCCACGGTTGTGCCTAGCACGGATCGACGAACTCTTTAACCGGCCTAGCCCAGCATTGAATGCAAAACTGACAAGTGCGTTGTACCTGCCTTGAGTAAGCCCAGTAGGGCACAGACGTAAAACACCTCTTTCAAACCGAGCAAGGTCTGCTTTAAGAATCTCATCCACTTCGGCATTCGTTAGCCCCCTGTCCCACTCTGCTGGACACTTTAATAAGCCCGCAGCTTTAGCTTCTTTGCGCTGCACAAACGTCATTTCCAGATGCGCTTTCGGCGCTATCAGATGCCCGACCCCCGTAGTCCACAACAGCACACTGTCCAAGTAAGGCTTCTTCCTTACCCCCTCGTGGTACTTGAGTTCATGCAGGGCGGTGAAGTTCATTTTTTGCTAAATGCTTGTGTCCCAAACCAAAACGAAATTACAGACGCCCAAATGGTCTGCGTATCGTCGTCCCAAACTAAGTCCATCATGTCGTGGAAAGAAGCGTTCATCGTCCATGCGTACCAGACACCAGCAATATCGACAGCTACGAGCAGGAAGAACAGGCCGTACGTAATAGTAGGCCGCA